AAACACAACAGCCGGGTGGAAAGGTGAAAGGGCTGTTGCCAGTGATGCAGGAATAACTTTGCATAGTCCTGCTGCAACTGGAGCAAAAGCATATACATTAGCAAGCACTACATTTAACGACACGTTTGAATTTAACTCAACACCATACAATGCAACAGACGGGACTGCTCAAAGAATAAGGCTTTATCCAAGACAGTCTGCTAATTATGACATCACTGTCAGATATCTTTACCGTCCACAGTTCTTAGTAAATGACAATGACACACCAGAGTTACCGTCAGCTTCTCATCAGATCATTGCTTACATGGCTCTTAGAGAGCTATTTGTAAAGTTGGACAATCTTCCACAGGCAAACCTGTATGACAGGAAAGTTGCACAGGAGATGCTGAAACTTGAGCAAAGATACCTCACACAAATACCGAGAAGATTTATTAAACGCGGTATGGTTGATGGGAGTGTTGATCCTCTGCCACTATACACTCCACTGACACACACATGAAAAACACAACACAGGACATAAGAAAACTTGCTGGTCTTTATGAAAGGCAGCCACAACCAACCAATGCGGCAACTGAGTTGGTCAACTGGACAGTGGACAAGTACACCGGAGGGTGGGATAGCAGAATAGGCTATGAAAGATACAATGTTGTGGCCACATCAACCTTTACGCCATTTGCCGCGCTTCCAAGAATAGACAGCCTGTGTGTGTTCAATAAACATCAAGGCGCACAGCAGAACATTCTGTTCACGTCCTATGGTTCTCTGTATCATTTGTATGAAGCCGGTGCGACAATGGCATTAAAGGTCATTGATGCACAGAGGAACATCCCGACAAAGAATGAACTGCCAACGACATACGCTCCTTATGGACAGTGGGTCATCATCACAAACGGATATGACAAGCCAATAAAATATATGGGTTGGCCTGTTCATAAGTCCGCAGTGACTTTCAGGCCGCCGAAGTTTGAACTTGGATGGCACACTGTTCCTTCCCCTCCGGAACCATGGGGAGTCGAGACAGACCCGACAGCCACAACATCAAACACTCAGGCAGTTTGTATCTTTTTTCCTTCGAACATTACCTATCCTGTGGGTCTTGGGTCAAGAGTTAACACCGAAGTAAATGAATATAAATGGAGGGTGTCTTTCATAAACAACACAGGTTCTGAATCTCCTCTGTCAGACGCATCTGCAACAATAGACTGGGTTACAGCAAACACCAATACACATGCCGCATATATAGAGATACCAAGAGGACCAGACGGAACGGTTGCCAGAAGGCTGTACCGAACAAAGAACTTTTCAACAGATGGCGGAGCAGTTCCAAGTCTTTTCTATTTTGTCAAAGACATTAACAACAACTTCGAGACTTCCGTTTATGACTCTGTTCCTGATGCCTCACTTGGGTCAGAAGCACCCGGCATAACTGAGAGTATAACTTTCCCGGCAACACGGACACGGTTCTCAGCTGTATATAAGGATTGTCTTTTCATTGAAGGTGGTGCGGATAATGACACCATGGTCTTTTACAGCAAGCCTACAAAGCCTGACCAGTTTACTGCAACTGCTTTCCTTGAACTTGGAAACAGGCAGACCGGAGGTATCACAGGGTTCTATCCTTACTTCAACTTTCTTCTGGTCTTCAGAGAGAACGGTATTGATGCCATAACAGGCGATTTTCCCAACTTCACCGTTGTCCCGGTGTCAACAGACGTGGGAACCCGTGCGACAAACACAGTGACCAATGTGCCCGGCTTAGGGGTATTGTTCCTTGCTTCCGATGGTGTGTACAGAATCAGAAGCAACATGGAATACTCAGACTCACCCGGTATTGAAAAGCTGACAAGTCACATCACAAAGACCACAGACAGAATAAATCCGGATTGTCTGGCTAAGGCTTGCGCTGTGTATTCACCAAAGTGGAACGAGTGGCACTGCTATTTTCCTGCAGACGGAAACTCATTGCCGACCTTGGGGCTTGTCTACCATGCTGAAAAGAAAGCATTCTCTTTAAGGGAGAACTTCCCGGTTAGTTGTGTGTCCAGGAATTATGTGGGAGATATCTTCTTTGGTCACAACGAAGGAGCTTCGGCGGGAGCAAATGAACAGGCTGGATTGTTTGTGCTCTCAAGAAGAAGGGCTCTTGGCGAGAGTGTGGTTGGGGATAACCTTGTGGATAACTCAGCCCCGACATCAACTTACAGAAGCCCATGGCATGACATGGGAGACGAAACGATAAAGAAGAGCGTGCATTATGTCTATTTGTATGTCCTGACACAAGGGGACAACAGCATTTCTCTTGGATATTACAAAGACTTCGGTTACACAAGAACCACAAGCAGCGGTAAAAAGTTGCAGAGAGCGGATCACCTTGATCAAAGTGTGTATGGGACGGCAATATTGACAGCGGGGAGCATGCAGCCTTGGGAAGAGCCTTTCGTCACTGCCATCAGATACCCCATTGCTCAAGGATCCTGCTCTCATTTCCAGTTTGAGATTGAAACAACCAATGATTTAGTCTTGGTTGGCTATGCAATTGAGTTCACAGCAAGCGGAACCCGCATGATACAGGGTAAAACAATATGAAAAAGTGGACTGAAGCACAGGCAAGGGCAGCAAATATCACTGATTATGAGCAGTTCAACAAAGAATACAACGCTCATAAAGGCACAATCAACGGTGGTATTGACAGATCAATGCTTCCGCAAGACACAATTGCCAAGGGGTACGTTGTTGATAAGGCTTTCCACAAGGTTCATGTCAATGAATACAATGAATTTCCTTCTTCCACAAGCCAATATTATGACACCGGATCAGCAACAGGCGCAAAAGAAGTAAGAGGCTTGTCTTATTCAACATACAGTGGTGGATATATTGAGATTTTAAGTCAGGAATATACAGACTTGAAAGATGGAATGGTGCAGATAGAGTTCTCAGCGCATCTAAAGCTTGATGTAACCTTTTCAGTTGCTGCAGGAGGCAATCACAACAAGGGCGCAAAGATTGCTCTTGAATGGAACGGTGTCCAACTGCTTGAAACCTTTTACTTTACACAACCTATTCAGACAATAAGAGTGACAGCCCATACTTTTACAGCTGGAGGAACAAACACTCTTAAAGTAAAAGCCTTATGCAGTCCAAAAGGAACAACAGACTGGTTGCACAAGTCACAGATGCACTTCTATAATATGAGAACAATGATCATAGGACGGTGGCGATGAGCGATATTGACAACAGCAACTTCGACAGGAACACCAAGCTTGACCCGGCTACCCTGAACACAAAGTTTACAGACGTGCAGACAGCAACGGCAGGAGCCCTTAACGGTGACAACATCCGCAATTCTGGTGTGGACGTGTACAATCTTGACACCACAAACACAGATGGAAAGGTCGGAACAGTGTTGAAGTGGGCACAAATGGCTACCATTGGAACAGGTGGAGCAGGTCTGACAGTCAACTTTGAAGCAGGAGCCACAGGGTTAAACGGTGTCAGTGTCGGTTCAGACATGACTGTTAACCCGGCAGGAACACCGGCAGGAGTGCAGTTAAAGACAGGTGACATCCTCAGAGTTTACTGGACGGTTGATGTGGATAAAGGATGGACCGCGCCAAATGATAATGTTCAATATGAGTTCTGGGCATTGTGGCTTCAATGGCACTTAAGTTCTTATGGAGCCGGATTATTTCTTCCTGTACCTGGACAAGGTGATTACGATACAAATCTTCCCTTTCTTTATGGAAATCAGCCTGAAGACAATTATGCCGCATCATTTATTCAGCATGCAACCATAATTTCTGACAGCACTTCAGCCATTAATAATGCTCCCGCCGCCGCAGTTATGGGTGCTACTGCTGAATCGTATATTGGTGGTGACATTAATGTGAGGACAACAGTCTCAGGTTGTTATCATTACGTGGTTGAACCAGCATACAACAATCTTTATCTTGAAGCGTTAAGAGTTGTTGCTGGAGGACTGCTTACCACATATTACGATGCGGTGGCTAACAAAAATTATATAGTTGTAGATCATGTGCAAACGTCAACACCTCTTCTAAAAGTGTACGATGCAACTATATCAATGCTTTTAATGGAGCCTGACTGATGGGATATGTTCCAGCAAAGACATGGGCAGATGGAAACACGCTTACTGCAGCCGATCTGCAGGGAAACCTTGACGGAATAAAGAAGTTTAATCATGACGTTGGTGTGGCTTCTTTGTCTGCAACACAATGGGTTGACACAAAACACATAATGCCCGGTGTCATTGATGCTCAGACAAAGGTGACATACAACTGCAGCGGTGTCTTTGGAGGACAACAGCAGTCTTATCAGGCAGTGAATTACACTTTTTTAACCAGATGGAACACGACAAGGTCAGCTGCATCTGCAGATAATATAGTTGTTCCTGAAACAACATTTACTCTTCAACTGAGAAGACC